TTACTTCCATCCACACGCTTTTTGAAGTGGCTTCAATGCCTCTGACAGACCAGCAACATCAAATGTCGCACTCACGGGACTTTCATTGTAAGGCGTGATCTGAGTAAACATTGAGTTAGCCTGGCTCAGCGCCTTGACGAACTCGATGACATTGCCACGATAAAATACCGATTTGGTATCGCTAGATATGTCCCATGTTTTCGTTTTTGCCTTCTGTTTATCCAAGCGAGATAACATCTGTGTTTCGTTCAACCCAAGATAGGTATCCCAATTGAGGAAAAGTTCTGTTTTTTTCTCGCGGCAAGTGATGTAAAGACTTGGTGTGATCGATTCCCCAAACTGCGACCGGAAAGAATCATTAGCAGAAAGGCTAACATAAACATTCTCTGAATCATCCACGGGTGAAGTTTTCGTGGATACCTGCCATTTTCCAACACCTACTACTGGCTTAGCCTCTTCGGCTACTTTCGGTGGAAGAACATTATCGTAACAAGCTAAACGCGCATCACTTTTTGCCTCGGATTGGCATTTCATTAATGCGTCATTGTTAATATCGGCTTTAACTGGTTCTACCGCATACGCTGTTGATACAGCAGAAGAGCAAAGCGCCATAGCAATGATTATCTTTTTCATACCATTACCTTTCATGATTTCGGGCGAGTAAAGAAAACAAACATTCCGATAATGATATCGCCAATAACCCAGATGGTTCCCAGCATCATCATCCCCAGCCCCGTACCGATTGCGGCTCCGGCCCGTTCTGCGTCTGAGGCTGCGTTATTGATAACGTCACTACTGCCGCCAGCCCCGGCAAAAATGCAATAGATCATAAAGATGTTAAACAGGATAAATATCCACTTAACGATCTTGCCAAAAAATGAGCGCTTCGGCTTTCTGACCTGATGGCCGCAAGACGGGCATTTAAACGCTGAATCACTAATTTCTTTACTGCATTCCGGGCAGTTTACTAATGCCATTTTCCTAGACTCCATAGACATGGTTACATAACCGCCATAAAGCCTATCAGTTGATTTTGTTTGAATAAATAAAAAATACCCCGCCATATAGGCGGGTTATTTTAGAGTGCCAGCGATAACTGATCTTCGCCGTGGTGACTTCGTGGAAAAGCTTCTTGTGGCACCATCGCGCCGGGCGCTGGCTGGGTCTGGTTTAGTGAACCGTCTATTTCCGTCATGCTGGTGAAACAGTACCCGCACAACATATTTTGACACTGGTGATAGCTGCGCCGTACAAGCAAACTCAGCTCAACGCTGGTTCTGGTTTTTGCTATTGCACGGCAGCGAGGACAGCGCATTGCCATACGCGGGCCTCCTTTCAGGACTGGTTAATATCAACGCAAGTATAACGCTTAAGACGTTGAATCGTCACTCTCCGCTGTCCAGTCGTCTATTTTTACTTCCAGTTCCAGCGATGTGGTAAACCCTCCCCCGCCAATATCGTGAACGCACCGCGTTATCGTCCAGTTCCCACTGTCGATCGTGGACTTAAAGCCGTAGACGCTGGCGGGCTGTTCCGGGTACAAATCCGCGCGGCCACGCGCCAGGGTGATGCTGAACGTCGCCGCTCCACGCTGCAACTCCCGCCACTTAGCCGCAGCGGCACGCTTCGCCGCCTTTTCCGTCTTGAAGGTTTTACGGATAACAAAAACGTTACCTTCGGCCCCGGCCAGATAATCACCCTCTTTTTTGCTTGATGCGGGCTCTTTCTTTTTGGCCTGGCTGGTTCGTCGTCTGCGGGTGGTTTTCTTCACGGTAGTGGATGGTTTTTTGCCAAAGTTGAGATCAAGCCAGTATGCAGTTACGCCCGTGTACGCGTCGCGGTCAGCTACGTTAAACCGATGTTTATCTCCGCTTGAACGGACGATCTCGATCACCGGCAACGGCTTGCCGCTTTGCGTCACTCCCTTGCCCGGCGTGATAAACAGAAGCATACCGTTTTTAATGGTTGCCACCGCGCCCAGCATTTCGGCCATGCGCGTTAAGAAACTGATATCTGATTCACTCGTCTGATCGGCGTGGTCTATCTCAATCTTCGCCAGTTCTTCGCTGACACCCGCACGCAGATCGTAGCGGCTGGCAATGCTGGCGACCACATCCCCCACGGTAATATCGTGCCAGCTATATTCCCTCTTCACGTTGAAGGTATCGCGGAAATCTGCGCTTCTGGCACTGATCGTTAGCTGGTCAGGCGGGCCAGCGTGTCCGATCTCGTCAACCGTATAGACGCCCTTAAAAACCAATGGATCATTATCCCAGCCCAGCGCCACCGATATCTTTGCGCCGCGTGATGGTAATGCTACCTGCCCGTCTGCATCATCCAGAGTCAGATCCAGTGTGTCCGCTTCAAAGCCCCGGTTATCTGTCAGGGAAAGGGAGATCAGCCGGTTATCCAGCGCCGTAAGCTGATTACCTTCAATTTCAATACTGAACGCCGGGCGCGGCGAATATCGGTTTTCTGTCGTGTCCATATCAACCCCTTCATCATGATGGGGTACATCGTCGCCACGCGCGCGCGCATGAACAACGCCCCGTCATTGTTGCAGGTTGCTGACAACCCTTATTCATCGCATCGGCCTGCCATTGCCGCAATGATATTCGCAGTCATTAAACTGGCGAGGCAAATACATGGCCACTAACTACCATCACGGTGTAACCGTCACGGAAACCACCGACCTTAGCACGATGATCACCGACATTGATTCGGCGGTGATCGGAGTTGTCTGCACCGCTGATGATGCGGACGAAGACGCGTTCCCGCTGGATACCCCTGTACTGATCACCCGCGTGGCTAACATGCTGGGCAAAGCAGGCAAAACCGGCACCCTGTTTACCACCCTGAAAGCGATTTCAGACCAGACCAGCCCGCAAACCATTGTGATCCGCGTTGCCGATGCGTCAAAAATTGTTCCACCAGAAGGCGGCACCGCACAGACACAGGATCAACTGGTTATTGGCGGCACCGATGCAAACGGGCGCTTTACTGGCATGTACGCGCTGCTGTCTGCCGAAATGCGCGTAGGCGTGCGCCCTCGTGTACTGGCTGTTCCTGGGCTTGATACGGAAGCGGTAGCCGCACAACTCGGCGTCATTGCCGAAAAGCTGCGCGCATTTGCTTACGTGGCTGCGAACGGCTGCAACACAATCGCCGAAGTGAAGGAATACCGCGAACAGTTCTCCCAGCGTGAAATGATGGTTATCTGGCCTAATTTCATCTGCTACGACACCAACGCCGGGGCCAATGCCACCGTGCCCGTTGGTGCCCATGCTGTTGGGATGCGCGCCAAAATCGACGCAACGCAGGGCTGGCATAAAACCATTTCCAACGTGCCCGTTAATAACGTGCTGGGGATGGATCGGGATATCTATTTCACGTTGCAGGGCACCGATACCGACGCCGACGAACTGAACGCAGCAGGCGTTACCACGCTGATCAAGCAGGACGGCTACCGCATCTGGGGATCGCGCACCTGCGACGCGGAAACGTATATCTTCGAAAGCTATACCCGAACCGCGCAGATCGTTGCGGATACCGTCGCCGAAGCCCATTTCGCCTATGTTGATAAACCGCTTACCCCGTCGCTGGTTAAGGACATTGTGGACGGCATCAATAAGAAGCTGACCTCATACGTGACGGCTGGCAAGCTGCTGGGCGCCCGCTGCTGGTATGACCCGGAACCGAATACCTCGGAAACCCTGCGCAATGGTCAACTGACCATTAAGTACAACTACACCCCTGTTCCACCGCTGGAAAATCTCAGTCTGGTACAGGAGTTCACCGACGAATATTTCGCTACGTTTTCCAGCGCAGTGAATAACTAACCGGGGGCGCTTATGGCACTGCCTAAGAAACTCAAATATTTCAATATGTTCTTTGACGGGGATAACTACTTCGGCATGGTGCCGGAAATCACCCCCGCCAAACTCACAAAAAAAACCGAAGACTACCAGGCGGGTGGTATGCCGGGTTCGGTTGCGGTGGATCTTGGCTTCGACGCTGGCGCCCTGGATATGGATATCACGCTTGGCGGTCTGGATGCCGGATTGCTGAAAAAATGGGGGGTTACCACTGCGGACGGGATGCAAACACGTTTTGCTGGCTCTTATCAGGACGATGCGACCGGCGACGCTGTACCGTGCGAAATCCAGACGCGTGGCCGCTTCACTGAACTGGATCCCGGTTCGGCAAAAGTCGGGGATGACACTTCGCATAAGTACACCCTGAAAAACACCTATTACAAGCTGACCATCAACGGCGAAGAGATTATCGAAGTTGATGTGCTCAACATGATCTACAAAGTTGCCGGTGTGGATGTGCTGGAAAAACACCGCGCTAACATCGGCCTATAAGGAAACCCGGCACCATGAGCAAGACCAAAGAATACACCGTTACTCTTACCGCCCCTATTACGCGCGGTAAGACCAAAATCACCGAAGTGGCGATCACTTCCGTGCTTAAACAGGCTGGATCACTGCGCGGCTTAAAAGCCTATGACGTGCTGACGTCCAACTATGACGCGCTGGTTATTCTGCTGCCCCGCGTTACCGCTCCGGCACTAACCGCCGATGAGATTGCCCGTATGGATACCTGGGATTTTTGCCAGCTAGCCAACGCGGTGGTTGATTTTTTGCAACCCTCTTCGGATCTGACCGCGACGGATACGGGCAACGAATCATCCGATGCCCCTGCGAACGCATAGAAGACCTGATGGCAGATATCGCCGTCATATTCCACTGGCGGCCGGTAGAGATGGACGCCATGACGGTACAGGAAATACTGTTATGGCGTGATCAGGCGGCTGCGCGCAGTGGTGGAGATCACTAAATGGCAGACCGCAATTTAAATATCAGGGTGGCATTCAGCGCCCTGAATAATATGTCCCGCCCTGTCAACGCGGCGCGCCAGAGTGCCGCCGCGTTGGCGTCTCAAATCAACCAGACCAAAACCAGTATTAAAGGGCTTGAGCGTCAGGCAACCAGCTTTGACCGCCTCACCGCAGCCAATAAAAAAACCACCGAACAACTGGCCCAGGCGAAAGAACAGGCCCGGCAAATGGCGGCGGCTTATGGCCCGTTACGCCAGCGCAGCGCTGAACAGGTTGCCGCCCTCAATCAGCAACGTGCAGCCATTCGCCAGTTAACCCAGCAGCAGAAAGGCGAGCAGACGCAACTTAACCAGTTGCGCGCCAGTTTCTACAGCGAAGGCATTGCGATCAGCAGCGCCAGCCGGGCGACGGAACAGATCAACCAGCGCACCGCGCAATACAACCGCCAGCTTGCCGAACAGCAACGACGGCTTGAAGCCGTTAACCAGGCGCAGGCCCGTTACAGCCGCGCCAAAGAAACCGGCGAAAAGATGATGAGCGGGGGGATGAAAACCGCCGCAGTAGGGGCGGCAACCCTCGCACCTGTCGCCGCTGCGGTGAAATCCTACAGCAGCCTTGAAGACGCGATGAAGGGCGTAGCCAAACAGGTAAACGGCTTGCGTGACGACAGCGGCAACCGCACCCCGCAGTATGAAGAAATGCAGCGGGCGATCATGGATGCCAGCGAAAAGCTGCCAATGGCTAACGGTGCTGTTGACTATGCCGCCCTGGTCGAAGGCGGCGCGCGTATGGGCGTCGCAAACAGCGATGATCCGTGGCAAAAGCAAAAAGCCGATCTGCTGGCTTTTGCCAGCATGGCGGCAAAGGCTTCGGTAGCCTTTGAACTGCCCGCCGATCAGCTTTCTGAAAGCCTGGGTAAAATTGCCGGGCTGTATAAAATCCCTACCCAAAATATTGAACAGTTGGGCGACGCCATAAACTACCTGGACGATAACGCGAAGTCGAAAGGCTCCGATATTATCGACGTGCTCCAGCGCGTTGGCGGGCTTGCCAGCCAACTGGATTACAAGCAAGCCGCCGCGCTGGGCTCCACCTTTCTGACGCTTGGATCACCTGCCGAAGTTGCCGCCAGCGCCACCAATGCAATGGTGCGTGAACTGTCGATCGCCACAGTACAAAGCGATAAATTTTTGGGTGCGCTGGATGAGATCGGCGTCAATGCTGAGAAAGTCCAGAAAAGCATGTCAGTGGACGCGATGGGCACGATCATTTCAGTGCTGGAAGCGTCCAAAAAACTTGCACCAGATAAGCAGGTAGCCAACCTTACCCAGATTTTCGGTAAAGAGTTCGGGGATGATGCACAGAAACTTGCGAACAACCTACCCGAACTACGCCGCCAGATAGAACTGACGCAGGGCGCAGCCGCTAAAGGTTCCATGAATCGGGAATCTGATATCAATAAAGCTTCCCTTTCTGCTCAGTGGCAACTGACCAAAACCGGCGCGATTAACGCATTCAGTTCAGCAGGGGAAACGCTCCGCGAACCGCTGATGGATATCATGCTTACTGTCAGTAAGGTGGTTGGCAGCGTCCGCCGTTGGGTTGAGGCAAACCCGGCGCTGGTTGGTTCAATCATGAAAGTCACCGCAGCCATAGGCGCGTTGCTGGTTGTCGTGGGTGGCCTGATGCTGTCCATCGGCGCAGTGCTTGGCCCGATGGCACTTGTTCGCCTCAGCTTCACCACGCTGGCCGGGGAAGGAGGAATAGCGCGGCTGACTGGCGGAGTAATGCGCCTGGGTGGTGCTTTCCAGTGGCTTGCTGGCTCGCCTATGCAGTCACTGTTAAGCGTCGGTCGCATGGTATTCGGCCCGCTTATCACTCTACTGGCTGGCATTTCTGCGCCCGTCTGGGGGCTGATTGCGCTCTTTGCTGCGGTAGCAGTGGCCGTCATTAAATTCTGGCAACCGATCAAGGCATTTTTCAGCGGGTTCTTTACCGGCCTGATGGCTGGCCTTCAACCAATCACGCAGGCTTTTAATGCCGTCTTTGCACCACTGGCCCCGATTTTTGACAGTATCGGCAACGCGATCAGTGGCGTCTGGGAATGGTTTACCAAACTGCTGGAGCCGATCCAGTTTTCCAGCGAAGCGCTGGCATCCTGCACCAGTGCAGGGGAAACATTCGGCAAGGTGGTAGGTGCTGCAATCAGCGCGCTGACGCTCCCCATTCAGGGCGTAGCCAAAGGGCTGGGCTGGATTCTGGAAAAGCTGGGTGCCATTCCCGACGCTGCGAAAGCAGCGCAGCAGGTTGCGCAGCAAATGACGCCGGAAGCGGTCAACAATCTGGCAGACCGATTCACTACCTTTGCTGGTGACGTGCAGGCAATAACTAAGGAAAGTAAAAAAACCGAAGAGAAAAAGAAAACCGACGAGCAGAAGAAACAGGACAATCTGATTAATTCGCTCAAAGGCCCGGCCAATATCGTGCCGAAGATGAGCAACAGCCTGGACAAGATCGCCACCAATACCACAGAGAAGAAAGACGGGCCCGGCGAAATCGTCTTCAAGAATAAGCAGCCCTATATCCCGATCCGGGGCGGATATTCGGAACCGCTTAAGCAGGCGCAGCGCCAGCTACCATCCCTTACGGATTGGGTGACGCAGCAGGCCGGATCGCTGATCGCTTCCGTTACGCCGTGGCAGGTTGAGAAGCCCGCCGCACGGGTGCCCGTTTCGGCGTCGCCGTCTGCGGCTTCCGTCGCTGCGCTGATGCCTGCACCGGGTGGCGATGTATATAACCTTAACTTCGACTTTAGCGGCCAGAAACTGGATGAAGAAACCATTATCAGGCGCGTGCGCGAAGAACTTGCGTTAGCGAAGCAGCAGGCCGACCGGCGCAAGCGTTCCCAACTGACCGATCACGTCTAAGGGCAATATCATGATGATGATTCTGGGGATGTTCCCCTTTTCACTGCAAACCACGCCTTACCAGAGTGCGAATAAAACCAACTCCTGGCGGCACGTCAAAAACGATCGCGTGGGGAAATCCCCGCGCTATCAGTTCATCGGCGCAGATGAAGAACCGTTCGTACTCAGCGGCACGCTGTACCCCGAAATAAGCGGCGGTGATGTGTCGCTTGTCATGCTGGAAACTATGGCTTTTTCCGGGCGCCCATGGCCCCTTATAGAAGGCACAGGCAGGATCTACGGCATGTATGTAATTGAGCAGATCACGCAAAACCGGACTGAGTTTTTTAAAGACGGGAAGGCAAAGAAAATTGATTTTACTCTTAACCTGAAACGGGTAAGCGAGGACATACGGGAAAAGCTGGCCGAAACGACCACCGACGATCTCTTCTCTCTGGTGAAAACCAACCTTTCGATATAAGAAAAGCGGGCCTCTGCCCGCTTCCCCTCCTGGCGGCACTGCCATAACTGACCGTGCTACAGCACCGTTAAAAATGACTGTACTCAATGCACATGGCCAGCACGGTCAGAAACGTCCATGCGTGCCGGAATGAAAACTTATTCCGGCTTATCCGGCCAGGTAATATCCGGCGCTTTCGAGGTGTCCACCGCCTGCACGGCTTTGATGTAGTTCATCCAGGCGATCAGGCTGGCTTTATCTTCATCGCTGATAATCCCTAACTGTAGCTCCGTCTGCCAGAGACTGATCGTTGCCTGCGCCTCAAGCAGTAGCGCAGCTTTCTGTTGCTCCGCCGCTTCCACGTCCGCCGCGTGCTGCGCTTCTGTATCCGTGACCCACTCGCTACCGTTCCACGTATCGTAAGATGTGGCAGGTGCCACGGTGGTGGTGCCTACCGGGTAATCGCCAGGCAAAGAAACGATCACGGATTCGCCTGTTTCGGTACTGTATACCGTTTCACCACGATGATCGGCGACGTATTCCCAGGCGGTAAAATCGGCGTTACGGCAAATAGCAAAACCCTCTTTGCTTTCGCCGGGTGCATCCATACAAGAGTTAGCGGGGATACCTACGCCCTCGGGCAAATATTCAACGGATGAGGAAAGATATTCGCGCGTCTCGCCATCATAGTTAAATACGGTTACATCGCCTGCCGAAGTAGCGATCTGCTCACCATTCATTTTTGCTTTAACCATTATGCAGCCCTCACGATGAAGTTAAACGAAACGTTACGAGGACGCGCCTCTGTTCCACTCATTGGCATTGTGGACGCACTGACTACCCCACCTTCTGTAATTACAGAGTTTGGTAACGGGTAGTTATCAAAATCAATTACAGGTGTGGCAGGAGTAATTTGTTTTAAAATTGTCGTACCTGCAAAATCGCTTAATGACGAATCATTCAGTCGTGAAGTCCAGAAGCCATAAAGGTGAGTGTGTGGCCCAACAGCATAACCCTGAGCCGAAAGAATATTTCTACCTGAATCTACTCCGCGCCCATCATCCCAGCCTCTCAAAAACTCACCGCGCAAATCTGGTAATACGCCAGAAGGGTAAGCCGTCGCCAGCTTCGGATATTTGACCTTATCGAACGTTGCACCATTGCATTTAAGCCAACCACCTGGCGGCGTTGCCTGCGGCCACGGAAGCGGAAAACCTGCGGGGAAATATTTATCAAAATCCGACTCAAGCAAATATTGCGCATGAGGATCAGCCGCAGCCACATGCGCCGCCAGTTGCTGATCTACATAGGCTTTCACCTGGATTATCTGATCATCAACATACTGGCGCGTTGCCAGCACTACCGAAGGATTAATTTTCAGCGTCACGGCGGCGGTGCTGCTGACGATCAGGATCATGCGGACAATCTGAACGCGCCCGCTCCCCTCCTGCAACTGCGGCTTATAGGTTTCCGCACAGTTGGCTACGGCAATCATATCGCCGTCTTTATCGAATAAACCGATTTCACGGATCCACCACCCGCCCACGTCTTCGGGGATCACCTGTTCGGCAATAATCTGGTTGGCGTTATTCGGATCAATACTCAGGGTATTGAGTGGCGCGCGACGCAGCTCATGAACCAGCGCCGTTTGTGCCGGGTTCGGCGTCGGCAATGCGCCGTTGCCATCGCCTACAGCCATCTGGGTGATCTCAACCTGCGCACCCAATGCCGTGGCACTTGCCAGTTTCGCCGCGCCCACATTGGTTAGCACGGCATAATATTTAGTCGCCACTTGCGATCTCCACGGTGTCAATTAAATGGATTGCCGCCCCGGTGTAATCATCACCGCCCACGGCTATGGTTTCAGGGAAATACGGGTACACGGTCAACGTATCGCCGGAATAACTGCCCGCGCCGATATACAAATCGCCGGTTGTTTGCAGGTGAAGAGACATTCCCAGCATATGACGGCTGCACGGCTTCACATCGGCGATCAGGCGTTCAAGCTCCTGATAGGTTTCTTCACTAATGCCCTGGTCTTCCACGCCAATATCCAGCGTGAAGGTGCCCGGTGCGGTGTCGATGTTCCACCACTCGTTAACCCGGATGAAAAAGCCGAACGGCTCCACAACCCGGCGCATGGCGCCCGTTGTACCCTTGTACTTATGCAGGTAGAACGCATCGGCCACCGCCTTTCGTTTTGTGCTTATCGGCCAGGCCTCGTCCCAGCGATCAACGGAGAAGGCCCACGCCAGATAGGGCAACAGATCAGCCCGACACGTCCACGGGTTCCACAACTGGCGCAGCGGCACGGGCACTTCACCCAACGACGCACAGACGCGCGCGGCGACTCGCTCCATTCGGCTGGCGCTGGGTGGTAACAGGTCATTACTCATCGTAGCCACCCACCGTTATGGTGTATTCGGTGCAGTGCGATGCCTGGTAGTCACTCAGCACGATATCCGCAACAGGCTGCGCCAGTTCTACGCGCTGGACGCCTTCGACGTGCAGAGCGGCGTAGATAGCTGAAAGACGGATATCTCGCCCTAAGCGATTCTGCGCGGCAATATACGCCTGTAATTGTTGCTCCGATGCCTGCCGGACGGGTTCAGCTTCCGGCCCCGGATAGATGTAAAGCGTTGCATCGATCTGATACGGCACGATCTCCGCAGACTGCACCGTTACCCTGTCGGCCACCGGGCGCACCTCTTCATCGTTCAGGGCAGCAGCTACCACGGAAAGCAGATCATCGCTGGCCGTTCCGTCACCCTCACGCGACAGCACAGAAATGGTGACGCAGGCAGGCGTAGGACTGACCGCCGAAATATCAGCTACGCGCCCGTCTGCTGAACGCCCCCAAAATTCATACGCCGCCGTTGGCCCGGCCACACTCAGACCTTCAAAAGCCTGCTGGGTACGCGTGCGTAAATCCGGGTCTGACTCCATCACGGCTTCAATTGGCGGGGTAACGCTGTCGTCTTCTTCCTGAATGGTCAGACGTTCAACGTTGAAATTTACCGCCAGATTATCCAGATCGCTATCCGTGGAATAAGCCAGCATCACCGCGCGGGCCGCTTCATTCACCCGCTGGCGCAACAGCAATTCGCGATAGCAATTCTCTTCCAGCAGCATGGTGATCGGCTCCGATTCAAGCTCAAGCGTGCGGGCGATCTCTTCCTGTTCGTCTTCCGGGTACATCGCAATAAATGCGGCCTTGCGCTGCGCGAAAAGCGTTTCGAAGTCCAGCGGTTCAACCACCACGGGCGGCGGTAGCTGCGATAAATCGATCGTGCCGCTCATGCCTGGCCCCTCAATGTGATATCGGCGTTAAATGGCGTCTGATTGTCGGTGCGATTGGCCTGGATAGTGGCAACCAGCCGACCGGCGCCCGGCGCGCTCAGGGTGATACTGGTCAGAGAGATCCGCGGTTCCCATAAATACAGGGCGCTGTAGATGGCAGACATAACGCGCAGCTTTGTTATGGCGTTATCGACCGGCTGATCTATCAGGTTGAAAAGCTGCGAACCGTAAGCGCGGCGCATTACACGGGAACCGATCGGCGTTAACAGAATATCGCCGATAGACTGCGCTATATGCTCGTTGTCGGTGATGGCATGGCCTGAACCGGCATTCATGCCGCTGTAACGAACTGTACTCATACCGGGCCACCTGTATTACTGCCACCGGACTGGACGCCGCTATGTTTGTGCGAATGGACAACGACACCATTAGACGAAAGCGATCCGCCTGAATGGGTAATGTTGCCCTTCATTTCCCCACCGTTTTGCACTTCCAGCGTGGCGGTGATCAGCTTGTTGGTGCAGACCACTTCCGGCGTGTCCAGGGTAACGCGCGTATCTGCCTTGACCGTTACCACCGGCACGGTGGCGGTAATGGATTCCGACGCGGTGACGCTTGCCGTTTTTACCCCGCTGACAACCAGCGCGCTGGCCTCCGGGTCATATGAAATACGGGCGCCATCCGGGTGCAGGATCACGCAGGTGGTAGCGCCAGCATCGGGCGGCGGTGCGTCTTCGCTGTAAAGGCTTCCGGCAATAAATGCCGTTTCCATCTCACCGCAGGGGCACAAAATATAAACCTGTTCGCCCACTGTCGGTGCCCACCACGTCACGGCTTCACCGGCGCGCGGCACTGCCCAGCGAATCCAGTCGGTTTTGTTCTCGCCGGTTTCGACGCGTGCAAGATACTTTTCCGTATCCACTTCCAGCACGGTGCCAATGCGGGCGAGATTGCAGATAAGGCGATAGAGTTCGTTTAAATTCATAGTGCTGACTGTTTCCCGTGGTGCCGGTTACGCTGTCCGGCGTCGCTTCCACCCGGTAGCAGGCTTTACGACCGTTTCGGCTTTTGGGTTATGCAGTCAGTATCAGGAGTCGCGCGCGCGCAAACAACGCGGCGCCATTGTGGCGGGTTGGTGACAATCAAATCTCTTGCATGAAGGCAACAACAGTATCGGCCAGCCAGTCTAAATCCCCCTCGGTCATGCCCAGGAGTTCACGCACCGGGTAGCGCGCACGGGCACCCGGCACCACGTTATCGACTTCACCGTACTGGTGAACGCTGGCAATTTCGGCGGTATGCCCCTGAAAGCCAACCACGGCCATGCCGCCCGTACCGTAAGCCTTAAGAAAGCGTGCGGTGCGCAGCTTACGGAACATCGGATCCTTTCTGGTGTGGTTCTGCTTTGACTGGTTGAGATTGATTTCAATATAGCGCTGGATATCGCGCTTATAGAACGTGCGCAGGGCACCGCGATCAACGTCATAGCCGGTGATTGCGCGGTGCTCACCCCTGCCCGTGGTTCGCCAGTTGCGTAACTCCCTGGCCCCATCATTCCATATGAACTTTATCCCGCCCTGAGTGCGCAGGATTTTGCGGCGGCGGGCCTGATAGCTTTCGCCGCTGGGGTTCTTCTGGCTGGCGATACGCTTTTGCTGACGCTTACGCAGCCCAATCGCAACGTCACGCGTCAGCTTGCGACGGTGCCCCGGCGAAAGCTGCGCGGCCACACTGGCTAGCCAGTTGTCTAACTGCTGGAAGAGGGGATCGGTTTGTTGTCCTGCCATGTTTCGCCGCTGACCTCATCAACAAATACCAGTGACCACGCGCCAATTTCTGGCCCCGGTGCAGGGTCAGCACGGTGACGGGTGACGATCTCGCCATCTTCACGGGCGACGATCACCGCTTCATCAGCCTGAATCTGGATCAGCACGTCCATCGTGCTGTTACTCAGGATATCGGCTTCGAATGTTATGCCGTTCTGCTGCCTGTCCGGGTTAAATAACAGATCAGGCTGATATAAGCGCGCCCATGCCAGTACCGGCACGCTGATAGTATCCAGAGATTCAGGGTAATCCATCACCAGCACTTCCAGCGTATAGCGATACTCAAACGCAGCAGCACGCTGGCCGGTGCTGACCATACGGCCTTTACGCAGGTAAACCGCCAGATTATCGGGATTCTCGCGCAGCCAGGGCACATGCTGGCTTATCATCTGGCGCAGTAAATCGGGTTTAAGCATTACTTATTCCCCCCGGAATTAACCGCACCATACGCAGCCTCACAGGCTAATCCTCTGGCTCTTGCTTCATCAGCTTCTCTTGCCAGTTCCCCCGCTCGCTCGTCAGCCCGCTTAAACAGGTCGGCAAGCAATGCGGCACCGCTGGCTTTTGCCTCGCTTCTGCCGGAAGCTCCGGCACCGCAGGCGCGTTCACGGTCTGCCAGTTGCCTGGCGAGTTCGTCGGCTTTGGCGTGCAGCCCACGAGAAGCAGCACTGGCACGATCGGCAGCAGCCTGCACGCCAGCAAGCTGCTGGCTGGTTTGTTTTCTGATCGCATCAATTTCACCTTGTCGGCGTTGTTCTTCTGCCCTGGCCTCAGCCTGCCTTTGCGCCAGCGCGGTGGCGTCGCGTGCATCACGTTGCGCCCACTTTTCACGCCAGTGCTGATCGGCATCACCGTAACCGGCGCTGTAACGCCAGTGGCTAAAACCCCATACAGAAGCAGCGGCCAGCACAAAACAAACGATCACTTTCCAGCGTGACAACAGCCCCATTTCAAAACCTCTCGCCAGCTCGCACCGTCAATACCGGACGTGCTGGAGCACTGTCAAAAATGACCGCGCTCGATACGCACGGCCAGCACAGTTAAAAATGATCAGGCCAGAAATAACGTGCGCTCGGCTTCCCGGCGCTTAACCAGCCCCGGCAACACCTTGCCGCCTGCTTTATTCCATTTCGGAAACTCAGCCGCAGCCCCGGCGAAATCGCCAGCATTCAACTTTTTCAGCAGTGTGGAACCTTCCAACGCCTTTACGCCCAGGTTGTAAGCAAAATCAACCAGCGCATCGAACTGATTTTGATTGATAGTGACTTTAACCAGCCCCGTAACGCCTTTTTCATACTGCACCAGACCGCTACGCAACAGGCTATCGGCAGTTTCCTGCGTGATGGTCATGCCCTTGCCAACCGGCACGCCGTTGATGGGTTGAGTCCATCCATAACCGATCGTCCAGACACCTACAGAATCCTGATAAGCGGCCAGCCTGCACCCTTCAAAGCCTTTCAGCATGTTGATGCCGTTATTGCTCATCTCCACCTTTCATCCCTCCGATACGGTTTTCGATAAACCCGGTAACTTTGTTGCGGACTTTATCCGCTCCCATAAATCCGATTGAGGCGCCCACGAACGTTACCGCGTTGGACGGAAGCCCCAGATATTCCAGCGAACCGGCCACTGCAAGCGTGACAATCCCACATACCAGCGATCCGGTGGCGGTTTTAAGCAAAGACTGCCCATCGTAAAGGCTCATTAGCGCCGAAATACTCAGCGCCGCACCAGCCGCAAACAGTGTCGGCAGATAAGTAGCGATCCATTTCATTGTTTGTTCGAGTAATCCCGGTGGTGTGTCGTGCATACCCTCCCCCTTAATCCCATAGCTGCACGGTTTCCCGCTGGGCTGGCGGCTGGATCTCTGGCAGGTAGACAATCTGCCCGGCCTGCAACTCAGTGGCGGCGGAAATGCCCTTATTGGCATCGATCACCGCCTCGGTAACGCCTGCTGTTCTGCCGTAATAGCGCCAGCAAAGCAGGTCGATCGTGTCGTTTTGCTGCGCCTGAACGTTCATTACACCAACTCCGCCAGGCCCCGGCTTTCGTCCTGGATATCACGGATTGACCAGCGCACATCCCGCCACAGCGTATCGATCTGCGTGCTCAATGCCGCCGCGTGGTCTTCGCCTTTACTGGTGGTGTCAATATCGCGGTAGCCTTCAATCAACAGCGCCTTAGTGAGTGAATACACGGCGTTTTTATAGCGCCATACCTTCACGGAAATGCCATTCACCGGACTGGCCGGAATTTCTGCCAATGACTCATAGCCCGCATCAATCTGCACCTGGCGCCACAGGAAAAGCTGATCATTAACATGGGCCACCGCTTCCACCGTTCGCGACATCAGGCGATCGGTTGTCACCTGCCCATCAAGACGCATCGCGCGGCGTAGTTCAGCCAGCGAAATGACCGGCCAGAATGGCAGGCTTTCAACTTTCGCGCCGCCATCATCAGGCACAGGATCGGATGGTGGCCGTACTGGCTCAGTGGCTACCAGACTCATGATCTCTACTCCGTATAAGTCAGGCGGTGGACGGCAGGACGAAGACGCGGCGTTGCCTGTTTTCGCCTGCAGTGCCGCCTGGGTGCGCGGGGGCACGTTCGGTTATGACGCCGCCTTCTGGCGGGCTGTCGTGGTTCTTTTCTTCACTGCCGGCTTGCTTTTAGCGGCGGGCTTTTTGGTTTCCCGCTTCGCTCTTGGCTGGGCTGGCGGCGTTGCCGTCTGGGTTTCGGTGCTGTTTGCTTCTGGCTTGCCGTCTGCGCCGTCACCGTCAGCAGGTTGCCCGGACTTCTTAAGCGCACGTTGCAGAAGCTCAATATCACGGGTTACGCCTGCTTTTTTCGGGTTCAACACTGCCGCCTGGCGCAGGTATTCAACCGCAGCGGTAAGCGATTCAACGTTGTCAGTCAGGCGCAGCGTATACCCCAGCGCCTTAAGCAGCTTTGAACGCACCTCATCCGGCATATCTTCGTTCAGGGTTAAGCCCCGTAATGCTTCCAGCAGGTCAGCGGCGACCGGCGCAACAGCCGGGTTAGCTTTGAATGCAGCCAGGACTGGATCGCAAATTTCTTCCACCAGTACGGTGGCGGTGGTGCGGCGATACTGATCCGGCATCGGCAACTTATGGCGCAATACGTACTGACCAATGTGCAGGGCTTCGGCGATGTTTCCGCAGTCACAACACCAGATCATGACGGTGGTTAACACATCGTCAGACTGGCCGGAATCTGCCGTAAGTACGCCTTCGATCCACGGCTGATAGTCCGGCAGCAGTTCGCGTTTTAAATCCGCTTTAGCCTTCTGGGACTGGACACGGCTCAATCGGGCTTTATCCAGTCGCAGGCGGTGAAGCATGGTTTCGTATGCCGTCATTTCAAGCTGCGACGGCTCACGGCTGGCGTGGCGGCGTTCAGCCATCACGCGGTTAAAATGTTGTTGAGCAGGTGTCAACATGATGCCCCCAAAGCGGCCAGCAGTTAGCTGGCCTGCGCTGATTTATGGTGCCGGTGCTGGTTCTGCGGCGGTAATGCCTTCGATCAGACAGCCGAAGCCGTAATCTTCAACAACATAGGCATCATTTGACGAACTGTAGGTAGAGACGCGGTTATATTCCGGCTCTTCCACGATACGGCGACGGTGCGCACCTTCCTGCCAGTAAATCGACAGGTTTTCCCACGAAGTGATAAACATGCTGCCATCAGGGAAGAAAGGCGCGATGAACGAAGGCAGGTTGCCGATCGTCTTACGCGAGGCAATCAACTGACCGGCCAGCGCTTCGGAGTTCGGGTTATTGGTGCTGACGGCGTTGATGATCGGGAACGAACGGCTAACCGTCAGGTTACGACCAGTGATCACCACCAGATTGGGCGAATCTTTGTACCATTCGTCCATCAGTGAGTTAACCGCATCATAAACCAGCGAGTCGTAGTTACCGTAATCACCTTTAGCGATCACCTGCGGCTGGTAACGGTGATATCTTTCATGACTCGTTGCGGCGCGTTCGCGCGGTACTGTTGCAGCCAGCCGATACCACAATCCTGCAAAAGAGGGTTAGCGTTGCGGTCGGACTTATCCGCATAGCTGGTTCCGTTAAAGCCGATCATGATGCGGTCAAGCGCGATACGCTGAATGATCTGATTGCTCAGACGCTGCTGGAAATCCGGGAATTTAGCCCACGCATCAAGCTGCGCATAAGAGGCGAAAGTATCCGCGTTCACCTTATTACAGGTGTACTTGTTCGAATCCAGCGCCGTGACGGAAACAGGCTGACGGCGATCGGTGGTGGAATTGTTGGTGCTGGAAATCGGGCCGCTCACACCCAGACCGATTTTTTCGCCGGTCTGATCGTTAACGCCGTAGATGTTAATCAGCTTCAACATTTCGGAAGACTGCTGCACCTTGTCTTCAAGCGTCTGCTCAACGCTTGGATCAATGCTGAACGACTTTGTTACGTGGGATTTGTTGATGTGATTCAGTTCAGCCTGTCGCTCAAGATACGCATCAAACAATTCACGGGTAGAATTACGCATAGTTATATTTCCTGTACAGTTCCTTCGTTACTGGCGGCGATCAGCAGTCAGCAAGCTGGGCGTTAGATTTTTCAGTTGCGCCGGTCGCTTCCGGGCGGCGGAATTTGCTGGCGTCCTGGGTAGAAAGCTGCGCTTTCATCTCGTCGAACTCAGAGCGCAACTTCTCCACCGCTTCGGCGGTCTGCTTGTTCTTAAGCTGCCCTGCGCTCAGTTTTTCCATCTTGTCCAGCAATTCACCCTGGCTTTCCGCTACCAGTTCAACCGCCTGGCGGATATCGCCATTTTCACGATCGAAGTGCTGGCGGGTTCCGGTCAGCATTTCCTTGATACGGGAAAAGAAATTCTTCCCGGTGTCGGACGCTGGCGGTTCTTCCTGTGCGAATTCAAGAGATGATTCCAGGGTTTCAGTGAAGAAGCATTCAGGTGCGTAGTGACGCGCGGCCAGTGGGTTGGCGCTGGCGTTCTGGGTGCAAAACTTCATCATTTCGGTGCCCAGGCTCGCCGGGTTATCAGTACAGGCCAGCCCCATAAGATAGGCTTTGCCGGTGTCTGCAAAGGACGGATGCACCTCAACGCTATGGTAGATTTTCTGGCGTTTCTTCTTCAGTTCGACCAGTTCATCCGTGGCGTCCACCTTCACCAGAAGCGCCAACTTGCCCTTTAACGGACCTTCGGCAATCTCTTCGGTTTTAGTCTCGACCACATCACCATACGCGCGGAAATCGCTTGTCGGCGACCAGCCTAAAATGTGCTCCAGATTGACGCGGGCGCCATAGACCTGGGGATCGTACTGTTCGGCCATTTCGGTGATGTGCTGACGTTCCAGCACGCGGCCGTCACAGGTTGCGCCCTCTACTGCGGCGCGGAAAAAATTTGTCATTGGCATGGTGACAAAGCTCCGGGTTGGTAAGCGATTGATATTAACCAGTGCCCCAATCATTCCCTTTGCAGCCGGAAGGCGCAAAGCCTTCACTTTGTCGGACTCAGGCGACAACCAGCGGCGATATTGTTGCGCGCGCGAGCGCGATAGCCTGTTGCCATGAATACAGCCGAAGACCTCAGCACAAAAGCCAAAAGCCTCTACTGGCAGGCGTTTAGCATCACTCAGATTTCTAAGGAAATCGGGGTGAGCATTAACACGATCTACAGTTGGCGCCGCCGCTATGAATGGGATAAAGCCACCCCCATGCAGCGGGTGCAGGATCGCACGCATGTTCGTTACCTGCGCCTGGTGGAAAAGGACGAAAAAACTCCGAAGGACTTCAAAGAAATTGACCTGCTGGCGCGCCAGCTTGACCGCTTTGAACGTCATGAGCGACGCGACCAGGAGAAAGAGAAGAAGGCGAAGACCCCGAAAAACCATTTCACCGAAGAACAGATAACCCAGCTTCGCGCCCTGGTCTTTGATTCGCTATACGAGCATCAAAAACGCTGGTTCAAACAGTGGAACCGGCGTAACCGCTTTATCCTCAAATCGCGCCAGATTGGTGCCACCTGGTACTTTGCCCGCGAAGCGCTGTTGCGTGCGCTGGAAACCGGAAATAACCAGATATTCCTGTCAGCCAGCCGCGCCCAGGCGTTCCAGTTCAAGCGGTTCATTCAGAAGCTGGCAAGGGAAATCGGCGTAGAACTTAAAGGCGGTGATGCCATTGAGTTAAGCAACGGTGCGATCCTGTATTTTCTCGGCACCTCCGCTGCGACGGCCCAGAGCTACACCGGCGATCTGTACCTTGATGAAGTCTTCTGGATCAGTAATTTCATCAAACTGCGCTCGGTGGCCGCAGGCATGGCGACACAAAAAGGACTACGCCGCACCTACTTTTCGACGCCTTCCAGTGAAGAACATGAAGCCTATCCCTTCTGGACTGGCGATCAGTTCAATGAAAGCCGCCGCCGATCCGATCGGGTGGATATAGACACCAGTTATAAGGCACTGAAAAACGGCAAGCTATGCGGGGATAACATCTGGCGCCAGATAGTCACGCTGGAAGACGCCATGAAGCTTGGTTTCGATCTGGTTGATATTGATGAAATCCGTAGCGAAAACTCCCTTGACGAATACGCCAACCTGTACGGATGTACCTTCGTTAAAGCAGGGGAACGCGCCTTCGACTACAACGCAATTTTGGGCTGCGGCGTTGATGGCTACATGCCGGACGCGTGGCCGGACTGGAACCCGTTTGCACCCCGTCCGCTGGGTAATCGCCCTGTCTGGGTTAGCTATGACCCCAACGGCAGCAGCGGCAAAGGCGACAGCGCCGGGCTGGTTGTGCTGGCCCCGCCAGCCGTGCCGGGTGGTAAGTTCCGCGCGGTAGAGCGCCACCAGTTACGCGGCATGGAGTACGAAGAGCAGGCCAATTTTATTAAAGAGATCACCACCCGCTACAACGTGCAGCACATTGCTATCGACGGCACAGGGATCGGTGATGCGGTTTATCAACTGGTGATCAAGTTCTTCCCGCAGGCGGTTAAATACAACTATTCACCGGTTCTTAAGCGGTCGATGGTGCTCAAAATGTTGATGGTCATTCGTGCCGGGCGCTTTGAGTTCGACGCCGGAATGATGGATCTCGCACAGTCGTTTATGACCGTGCGTAAAGTCACCGCAGGCGGCGTAATTACCTACCAGTCCGATCGGGCCCGTGGCAGCAATCACGGCGATCTGGCATGGGCAACTATGCAGGGCATTTACAACGAACCGATCGGCGCGGAAGTGACCGGCGATAACGGCAGTTTTGTGGAGGAGTTTTAATTGAGCGGCAAAAAAAAATTCAGGGCGCCAACTGCTGCGCCAGCCAGCACAGCCAGCAACGCAACCACCCCGCTGGAAAGCGTGGAATCTTTCAGCTTTGGCGACCCGATCGCAGTCAACGATCGCGCGTCTCTTATGGAGTGCCTCGAATGCCATAACAATGGCCGCTGGTATGAACCACCGATCAGCCCCTACGGGCTGGCGCGCATGTTCGACGTTGCCGCCTATCACCAGTCACCGCTGATATTTAAACGCAATGTTATCGCCAGTTGCTACATACCGCACCCGCTGTTGACCCGGCAGGAGTTCACCGCCTGGGTGCAGGATTATTTAATTTTCGGTAACTGTTACATGGAATGCCGCCGCAACCGACTCGGCCAGCCGATCGAGCTGCGGCACAGCCAGGCAAAATATACGCGGCGCGGCATAGACCCGGCTCAATTCTGGTTTGTTCCGCGCTACGTTGACGATCACGCGTTCGAACCGGGCAGCGTCTGCCAGATCAAGAACCCCAGCCCGCACCAGGAGATCTACGGCGCGCCGGAATACCTGGCCGCGCTACAAAGCGCCATGCTGAACGGTGAAGCAACGGTGTTCCGCCGCAACTACTACATTAACGGCAGTCATGCTGGGGTGATCGTCTACCTCACTGACCCAGTGGCGAATAATAACGATGTGGAAAAGCTTAAGAAGTCGCTGAAAGATGCACGCGGCAACGGTGCTTTTAAAAACCTGTTTGTCTACGCGGCGGGCGGGAAAAAAGACGGCCTGCAAATTATGCCGTTCAGCCAGGTGGCGGCGAAGGATGAGTTTACCGGCATCAAAGACGCCACCCGCGACGACCTGTTAGCCGCGCACCGCGTGCCACCCGTTCTGATGGGTGTAATGCCGAATAACTCCGGTGGCTTCGGCGACGTAGAGAAAGCGGCGAAGGTGTTTTCCATCAACGAACTGGCCCCGATACAAGAAAGCCTGAAAGAGTTAAACGACTGGCTGGGGATCGACGTGGTGCGCTTCAACCCTTACGCACTATTGCAGGCAGCGATCTGACGCCAGCCCGGACACACCCACCACCACCGTGGAACGGCCAGCACGGCCGCAACTGACCACACTGCACGTAAGCCCCTCAGCAGCCCGCTGGCAGGGGCTTTTCTTTTGCCTCAAACCACCACGACGAACCGAAAACGACGCAGCAGCGAGGTGCAGCGGCGCGAAAATCGGCGCAGATAATACCGACCCTATCCCACCCCTCAGCGCGCGCTCATTCCCCCGCCTCGCCCGCACGCAGAAACCCCGCTTTTTTGTGCAAATGTGCAGACCACCGGAAGGCCCGCCCCGTCTGGTCTGCTCCTGAAAAATCACCATCATAAAATTTGTGCAGTTCTGCGCGGAATTTTGCAGCATTTTTTTTCCTTCTGGATTTCAAAAAAATGCAGCCCCTTTCCAACACTCCCGCACTAACCGGCCCTAGCAATCAATGTTATCTTACTTGCATCGTATCCCTATCGAGGAAAAGGCATGGCTAAGGATCTGACAACCTCTGCTCACGACAGACAAAATATTCTCAATAATTCGTATGCACTCAAGCACGCCGAAAAGCATCTTGCTCTGGGCGGGATCGAATTTGATGGCGAGATAGTGTTTACCAAAAATCAATTGGTTGAGATTTTTGATGTTAGCGATGCAACGATAGAAAGGTACCTAACCAGCAACATTGATGAATTAAAGAACAACGGATACATCATTCTAAAAGGGAAAATTTTAAAGGAATTCAAAGAGGTGGCAGATGGTACCCTCATGAATGAGGGTACCAAAACGTCTGTTCTTGGAGTGTTTAAATTTCGAGCCGTGTTAAACCTTGCCATGTTGCTTGTTGAAAGTGAGCAAGCGAGGATCATTCGAACACGTTTACTTGATATCGTTATCGACACACTGGCAGAACGCGCTGGCGGACATACAAAATTTATCAACCAAAGAGATGAAGATTATCTTGTTGCGGCATTCAAGGAAGAAAGCTATCGGAAACAGTTCACCGATGCTCTCAATGATTATGTAGATGCCAATGGTTGGAAGTTTGGAAAACTCACCAATGCGATTTATCAGAGCATTTTCCATGAGAATGCAAATGAGTACCGCAAGGTGCTGAAACTACATCAAAACGATAAAATTCGTGACACGATGTATTCTGAGGTTCTTACCTTAATTGCTAGTTTCGAAGCTGGCCTCGCTCACGAGATAAAACAAAAAGCCACCCACCTGGGCAGAAAACTCACATATAAAGAAGCAGAATCCATCTTATCAACAATGGAAAAGCATCCCTTATACGAGCCAATGCTGGTTGATGTTCGCACCAAAATGGCGAGCAGGGATCTATGCTTCCGTGATGCCTTGCATGAAAAACTTGAGGCTTATGTCCGATCGGTACCAGAAGGCGACTTTGAGAGATTCTTAGGCGAGAAAAGCAAGTCACTCGAAGAGAGACTCAATGACCCTGAAACTCTTGAAGTGTTTAAACGCTTAAAAGATCGCTAAGAGGGTGCTGCCATGGATGAGATTCAGTTTAATTACTTTGATATTGAGCACGCCATAGCAGTACATGATCACATCATTGAACGCTCTGGCGGTTTACAAGGCATTCGCGATCGAGGAGTACTGGAGAGTGTCCTCGATCATATCCAAAATGATTGGTACTACCCAAGCTTTGAGTCAAAACTCACACATTTGTTTTTTTCAGTGAACAAACTTCACGCTTTTACTGATGGCAATAAAAGATCCGGAATATTTCTCTCCGCATTCTTTCTTGAAATCAATGGGTTTGAGCATTGTGTAAAGCTCTTTGTCCAGGAAATGGAGAACATTGCTGTTTGGGTTGCGGATGGCGCTGTCAGCAAGGATTTACTACAACAGATTATTCATGATTTGGTTCTATGTGAGGAATTATTAGAAAGCACTAAGCTGGAACTAGCAATGGCGATAATGGATCATCAAAATAACATTCATGAAGGCGATTAAGATATTTTGCGCTGCGGCGGTAAGCTTTACCGCCTGCTATCTGCTCGCGATTTGAAGAAATTCGGTTTCACATTGTCAAAACCTGCCATGCCGATCGGCGCCCTACTTCCGCCCCGAAAAAGCAGCCTTCATCCTATTCACGAGGTCACTTGTCTTTTTCTTCGCTGCCATGACCTGCGACGGCAGCTTATCCAGCCTGGACGCTGCGCGGTTGCGCGATACCAGCCGCCCATCCTGCACGGTCATAACAAGATCTCCGCACGCCACTGACGCACCGGCCATCATCGATCTGACCATTCCGGCGCTGGCATCAATCCCACGTAGCGCCAGCAGTTCACTGATCTGCTGCTCTTTGACTGATAGACCGCCCCCCTCTTCCTGTTCCGGTGGCCGCTTTTTACGCTTAGTTTGCACATCATTTCTAAGCCGCTGCGCCAGTTCCCGCTTTTCCTGCCTGGAAAGCGCATCAAAATTCACCGTCTCGCCCACTTCGTGATCGGCATGTTCAAGACCGTCTGCACCTGTCGCGGGATCCCGCGTACAGTTATTGACAGAACTCCGAGGGGCGGCGTTGCCGCCTGAAAAACCAACGTCAACGGCCACACCGTCAGCGCTCTGGCGCTTCGGCACGATTTTGTATTGAGTGGTGCGGGTGAAGATCAAAGAGTCATTGCCCGTAATCGGGCAATAGATACCGGTGATTCGCTGGACGTCATCGCCGTAGGCGTTGCCGTTTTCGGTGGTTTCATAGTTCAGGCGAATGCGCAGATTATCGCGCTCTACCAAAGGGCCACCCTGGGCTAATACATAGTTATCCCACTCGCCTGCGTCAGCCGCCTGACGCGCAGTTTCCAGTTCAGGGTGTAAAACAAGTTCACGATTGCCCAGGCGGCGAAGTTCGCGATATACCGTGACCGGCGCGCCGCCGATCTGCTGAAACTGGCGAATTGACCAGCGCGACGCCCACGCGCTAACGCGGAGTGACATTTCTTTCAGGTCTTCCCCGGTTTCGTCGTCCTTCTCACCATCCAGCGCGAAGCCGTCGATATTCTTCGAAATGTATTTCGCGATGTATCCCGTTGCAGACCCTTTAGCCGGATCAATCGGTTCAACATGAAAACGCGCCCGGTTCATGGACTCCGAGCCTTTTAATTCTGCTGAATCTTCACGCCGGGCGTGATAGCAAAAAATATCGCGGGCCTGATCGATATCGCATGGATGCATAAACAGCAGTAAGTGCCAGTGCGGCGTTGCATCATGGTGCGGCTCAACGACACGAAAACCAAAGACGCGTATTCCGGCACGCTTCCACGCGGCGCGAGTTCTCGCCCAAACTTTGCAAAGATATTGCTGCGTCTCGCGCGGCGACGCGCCACAGTATTTATTATTGCGGCGCCCGTTATGCTGCATGGAGTGGTAACGGGAAGGCGCTGTCAGCGTGTAGAAGTCACCGGCCAGCCCTTCCAGCTTTGCCAGTTCCTCAAATCCGCGCATTCTCGTCATGAGTTCGCGGCGACGGTTGGCCGGATTGGCAACACTGCCGGCGACTTTATCGATCAGTGAAATGCGCTCGCCCGTGTCCTGGTCTTCCAGCTCCATAGCCTTGAGGTATTCACGGTTAGCCTTTTTCTGGGCCAGCCATTCCGTAAGGCACGGGGCGCTACTGTATGGGGAAGACTTTTTCTGGACGTATCCCACTGCGATCATCAAATGCTCACGCCACCGGGCATGGATACGGCGCAGGCGGTTTAACCACCACTGCGGTGACTCAAGACGGAGAACCGCGCGCAACGCGTCCTCCGCTTCCAGTTCTTCATTGCAATACGCTGTCCAACCTGGGATCGGAGTTTTTAGATGCACCGCCAGCGACGCAATACGGCCATAGCCAGAAAGCGCCGCGAACTCAGGATCGCCGGTGCGCGCCAACTGGTGATCGGACTCGCGTATAAACTCGCTCGTAAAGATATCGGCAAGCGTATAAGCCAGTCTTTTTAACTCTTTTTTCCCTGCCCAAAGCATACGGAAAAGCTGATCGCGGATTGTTAGCAGAATGCCAGGCATCACAGTGTCAGGCTGGTAAACACTGTTCACGCTATCAATACGTGTTAATACGTGGCGCTCAAAGGTATTAACCAACCAGTGATCTGCCGCTTTGCGGTCTTTCGCGTCCAGTGCATCCAGCTTCGCGGCAAAGTGGCGGCGGATATACTGCGGAAGAGAAGCCAGACGGCGACGCAGCAGCTTACTGCGCTCCGGCTTTTCGTCTTCCGCTACCAGTTCACTGAACGCAATATGCTTGCGGGTGCCGTCCGGCGTGAGATAGTCGAAACCATCCTGCCCCGGCGCTACATCAACGCCAATCGGCTGGTATGGTTTGTTCCCGCCATAAGCGTAAGGGGTAGCATTTCCAGTGCTACCCGGATACGGTGGCGGTGGAGAAGGGGCACGACGGCCACGGGTTGCCGTGGTCATTGCACACTTTCCAGATAAGCACTTATGAACGCTTCTGCGACCGGCGCAACGATTGCGTTTCCGTAGGCGCGCAACTGGCCCACTCGTCCGGCAACCCCATCAACCAGCGGCTTAAGTCCGGATTTAACTGGCCTCCACTTTTCATCGCGGCAGAAAATCCAGTCAGCAGATCCCCAGAAGCCGTTAACCTCCCTGGCCCCGCTATTTGCGCCGTCACATCCAATCGGTCTGTTGACAATTTCCCGTTGCGAATCCTGCCACCCAGATAACCGCCCTTCCCGTCCGTCGCCGTTGGAGTCGGCCACCCAGCTAATACCGCTGCCGTTTGCAAATTCAATCCGCCCTGCCGGCCTTGATTCCCCGGCCCCGTTCCCGATCTCGCTGTCGGAGTCGGCCACCCAGAAAAGACGCTGCCTGATGTGCGGCGCACCGAAGCCCGCAGCGCAGAGATCGAAACCTGCGAAGGCATAATCCGCGTTTTCCAGATCAGCTTGTACAGTGTCGAGCCATGCGAGGCCGTCTTTGCTTGCAACCTGTTCCCCAAACACAACGTGAGGCGCGCACTCCTTAATAAGGTGAACCCATGAGGGCCAATGATGGCGGGGATCGTCAAATCCCTGTCGCTTTCCGCAGGCGCTGAAAGGCTGGCAGGGGCATGAACCTGTCCAGACGGGGCGATCATCGGGCCATCCTGCGCGGCGCAGGGCGTAAGACCACACGCCGATCCCGGCAAAGAAGTGGCATTGCGTGAATCCTTTAAGGTCATTTGCGGTTACTTCCTCAATTGAGCGATCGTCAACGACGCCCGGGGCGATGTGCCCAGCGTCGATCAGGTTGCGCAGCCATTGCGCGGCGAAGGGATCGATTTCGTTGTAGTAGGCAGTCATAGAGGGCGTCTCACAGTGGAATCGGGTTTTCTTCTGATTCCCAATAGCCGGGGAGCACATCGCTATCGGATTCATCTCCGCATCCGGCTGAATACCCAGCGCATGGCCCGCAGTCCGGGCAATGACCACCACCATGACGCCCGCAGCAGTTGCAGACAGGCAGCACGCCGATCACTTCTTTGGCCTTCTGGCGATTGTCTTTGTCATTGCTGACGGAACGTTGCACGCTGATTTCGTGCATCTTGAAGGGCTGATAAATCGCGCGGGTGGCTTCGGTGTCGCTGTTGGAAATGACGACCTTCACGCCATGCTTACGGTTAACTTCCAGCAGTGCCTGGACTAACTGGCGATGGTTGTCTTCCGTGAATGGTTCGGTGTGGTATTGGGTAAAATCGGCTGTTTTGCTTTCAGGCAGGTAAGGCGGATCGCAGTAAACGAGAACATCGCCACCCGTGACGACCTGTAGAGAACGCTGGAACGGCGCGCAAAGAAATATTGCCTTTGTATCGTTGGCCTTTTCGGCAAACAGGCGGATTTCATTTTCAGGAAAGTAGACGCTCTTATACTTGCCAAACGGCACGTTAAAGCCGGTCTTACGGCTGTAACGGCATAAGCCGTTATAACCGTGGCGGTTCAGATACAGGAATTGAGCAGCACGCATGATGCACGCCATTTCAGCGCCATAACGCAACCCACCGCTTTTTACCGTACCCGCCTGCTTATTGAACGCGGCGCGGACTTCGTTGTATCCCTGCGGGCTGTTCTTACTGTTGAACAGTTCGCGGGCCGCATCGATCACTAAGTCCGGGTAACGGGTGACTTCCCGGTACAGGTTAATAAGATCCGGGTTGATATCAGCCAGCACATAGCGGCGGTATTCAGTCGCCAGAAATACCGATGCACCGCCTACGAACGGTTCGATCAGGCAGTCGGCTTTAGGAAGGTGCGGCAGCAGGTCAGTAAGGACACGGGTTTTACCCCCTGCCCATTTGATGAACGGGCGGATCATTTTACAGGACTCCGTAATGGGAAGCTGGAATAGAAGGGCGCTGCAATTCTTCAATGCAGTGCTGGCGCAGATTGCTTATAAAATTGGTGGCTACTGACCCACTGGCAGAAAGGGTTAACTCACCATCACGGCGGGTTTTAATGGTTAATCCTTCGTTTTCGATAGCAGGTAAAAGGACATGCAAAATGAAGCTATATTGATCACGTCTGGTCATAATCTCTTCCTCAAAAAAAGAATGAGTTGAACCGCCGCCACTTAATAAAGGGGCGGAGAAAACAGAGTTGATTTTTTAAAACCGAATTACTTAATTAGCTTTTTAAATAATTCAGCCAGAGTAAGCAGGAAGCCTTTATTTACTCTTTGGGTATAAATAAACGGTTTATTTTTACCTTTGATAAATTGAACCTTCCCCGGTTCGGGCTTAAAAAATCTTCCGTCCGGCGTTTCCAGCCAGCCGCGTGAGTTCTTGAAGTGTGTGACCTGGCACCCGTGCTTAAGCAGGCTCGCCAGTGATGGGCCTTCATCGTGCATTACTACCCCCTTGCTTATACATCTGATCAACTGTGTGCATGGCTTCCGCTAAAGCAAAGTCACGCCCGTAATAATCGCCATTACTGGAAATACGATAAGAGTGCTTAAACGTAAAAGGATTACGCGGGCATTTCTGAATAGTGAAGCCACGATATAAATACGAGTGACGACTTAACTGTATTAATTGCACAGCCACAAAAGCCCCCTCACATTCCCAATTTAAGCAATTCACCATCAACATGGCGTGCCACGTCTTTGGTGATTTTCTTAATCAGCTTTTTATCCCTGATCATAAACTCGCCTCGATTGGTGCGAATCATGAAGCCCGTTTGCATATCTTTTAAATGGGTGACCAGAATGTCGTTACATTCACACACCCGGTTTTCGTGGTTGGCTGTCTTCTGGCTCATCGCGATAACCTCAAAGACCGATCCACAGCAACCAAGCATCGCGCTGCTCTCTCGGACGGTTGTAGTAGGCGTCACGCATTGCACGGTTGAATTCAGGAATATAGATCCAGTTCTCAGCGCGGGCGCCCAAGCTTTCCGGATTCTTCCACGGGATGATCGGCAACTTACCGTCTTCAATCATGCTCTTAACCGTGGCGGGCTTCTTACCGATCAATTCGGCAAATTTCGGGTATGGAACCGCGTCAACGGCGTGACGCACTTCAATGAACCCCTCTAACTCTTTGTCTGTCATAGCGTTAGCTCCTCTTATGAAATCATGCCGGGATTTTTAGCCATGCCCGGCGCATGGTTTTGTGGTAATTTCGCTATGCCCTTGATGTTCTTGCCAGAGCGCAGGGGGATAACCGCAATCACCACAAGGATTCGATATGGAACTCAACATCACTACTGGTTTTAAAATCTTTGAAAAACACTACAACCGTATTGCTGAATCTCTCGGTGTAAGTAATGCATTAGGGCATGAACTTGAAAGTTTCATTGCTTTTCGCGCTCTAACTCTTTTAAAACTGGATCTATTGTTAATTAATCACCGAAACTCAATTGATCAAGAACGCCTGTTCTTATTTGGTAAAAACACTCTCCATCATTATTTATTCACCAAAAAGGGCATACCCTTTTCAGAAGCAAAAAAATTAAGCCTCCAAGATTCTTTATTAATTCTTCTTCAAGAAGTCTCAACTCATTCAGTACCAACTGAACTACTGAACCTTCTTAAAAATGAATTTAACTTTTCATCAAATAACATTAAGTATGTTAAAGATGAATTTCGTGTATTCAAGGATTCAGATTGGGATTTCGAACCTGCCGATACACGATTGAATTAATAAACTCGTTGGTAGATTTTAGTTTTTCCTCGGCTCGTACAGCCTGTTCCCGTAGAGACTCTGGCTTTCCTGTCAGATTTCTGCGGGACATAAGCTTAACAATTACTTCCTCAAGAAAAGAAACTAGTTCTTCATCAGAAAGTGAACCCGCAAAGATACGTGGAGTATCGTCTTTTTCAGCATCACACATCGCGTTAAGAGCATTATTCATAAACTGCCTTTCAGCACTTAAGCGCTCTTGCAGATCAGCGGTTGCTTTATTTATCGCTTGGACAAAATCACCACTATCGGAGGACTCCACAAAGATAACGTTCTGCGTATCTTCGCCATACATAAACCACCCGATCAAGCTCCCCGCAGAAGCATAACGGCAGCAGACCCCCTCACCCCTTCCCTCATGTTTCATGACCATTTGTGCTAATCTCCGCATTGGCGCTAGGCGCTTATTTCGGCTTGTAACTGCTTAAACTGGCAGTTGTTTAAGTCACTTTAAAATGACCTTACGCAAATCATAGTCACTCAGGAATGACCATGTCAATAGACTACTCGCAAAAACTAACTGAACTACGAAAGGCCGAAGGGCTAACACAACGTCAATTCTCTGAATTAACAGGAGTTTCATTAGGAACGATCAAGAATTATGAAAGTGGGCACGGCATTGGAGGAATAGCAACCGTGGAGAATGTCATAAATATTCAACAATTTCAGAAATATACGCTTTGGCTAATGACCGGCAATACCGCACCAGAAGCCGGACAAATTGCCCCGGCTCTCTCTCTTGATGGGCCAGAAGATGCGGCAACGTCGCGCCGCTCCGCCCGCAAAACTGGTTAACACTGCATCATGATTTCATTGACTGGATAGATTCAATTTCACTCTGTCATACCGGAGGGCTTCGCTATGTCGATTAAGAAGCTCGAAGGTGGTCAATATGAAGTAGACGTATGGCCGCGCGGACGTAACGGAAAACGTATCCGCAGGCGATTTGAGAAGAAACAAGAGGCGGTTCTTTTTGAGCGTTATGTATTAGCCAACGCCGACAAAAAAGAATGGCTGGGGGCGAGCGTTGACCGCCGCACCTTAAGCGAGTTGTTAGATACCTGGTGGCTGCTGTATGGACAGACTCAGGAAAATGGCGAGATTGAAAAGCGGCACCTGAATAAAACAATCAGGGCGCTGGGTGATCCAGCCGTTAACCGACTGAACAAGCGAATGATTGCACAGCACCGAAGCCAACGGCTGGAAGACGGTATCAGCGCAGCAACGATCAACCGTGATATTTACCGCTTATCCGGGATGTTCAGCACGTTGATAAAGCTGGAAGAGTTCAGGAAGGAAAACCCCTGCAAGGGGCTGGAACCACTGAAAGAGACGCCGCCAGCTATGACCTATCTCGCCAAATCGGAGATCAGCAGATTGCTGGATACTCTGACCGGCGACGATCGGCGTTTTGCGCTGTTATGTCTCAGCACCGGCGCACGCTGGGGCGAAGGAAGCACGCTGCGAGGCGAGCAGGTAAATCACGGGCGCGTGACGTTCCTTAAGACCAAAAACGGGAAAAAACGCACGGTTCCGATATCGGAAGAACTGGAGAAAGAGATCAAGACCAGCGACACCGGGAAACTGTTCAAAGTTGATTATGAAAACTTCTGCGAACGGCTCAAACAGGTTAAGCCCGATTTACCACGCGGGCAGGCCACGCATGTGCTTCGGCATACATTCGCAAGCTGGTTCATGATGAACGGGGGAAACATTATTGCGTTACAGCAAATTCTGGGGCACGCCAGCATACAACAGACGATGGTTTATGCTCACCTTGCCCCCGATTACCTGCAACACGCAGTAACGTTAAACCCTCTTGGCGGCGGGCTGACGGTGTGA